AATTTTAGGCTCATGTCCAATTGTTTTTGTGTTAGACCCTTACCCATCCAAATTTGATTGGAAAAACTGTTGAACATAACAAGATCTCGGTTATGAACAACAGAGATATGAACGGATGCGTGGATAATGTCTTCTAAAAACATAGCGATTCCTTAAACTTGGACGTCTTCCATACCTGCTGTACGCAGTTTGATAATATTACCGATTTGCCACTGTTTAATGTCAAGGCCTTTGATGATGCCTAACCACTGATTGCGAAGCAGAGCGAATTCGTTGATGATTTTTTCCATGTCAACAACATCTACATCACCTTCGACGTATTTTTCCACGTCTCTTGAACTAAGAGCACGTTGATAGTTTTCTAAATATTTGCGAAACGTCTTAGAACGGATTCTACGAAGCTCAATATTTAGATATTCTAAGATACCTTCAATTTCTTGAAGTTGATTGAACCGTTGTTCTACAATGCCCGGCAAAGAGGAAGAGGCTTTTTCTACGACACCGTAGATTTTTACCTCTTTCCTTGCTTCGTCAAGTTGAGCATAATAATAATCGATACAGTCTGGAAGATGAGCAATGTCCTTGCTCACCTTTGAGTACCAATTCATTAATAGTCCTCGTCTTCCTCGTAATTGTCTTCGTCTTCTTCATCCTCGTAGCCACTTTCTTCCTCAACTACGTGGCGAATTGCTTCGTCAAGATGAGAATCGTAGCCAATGAGACTTTCAAGAATTGAAGCAGTCACGTCTTCCTTTTCTAACAAAAAATCGACATATTGATTAGCCGCCATGTCTTTATTTTTCTCTGGAATATACTCTTTAAAAGTATCCCAAATTTCCATAATTAATGCTTCATCCATTATGCGTCCTCTGTTTCCTCAATTGTTACTGCTGTGTCTAACAGACTTTCATCCCATTCTTCCATAATGACTTTGAGTTTATCTTCAGTCCAATTTTTACGGAATTCTGACATGACTTCGCCTGTAGTCTTACTTAGATATTGTAACTTATTTCCTGATTTTGTCAAGATATTTTTCTTCTCAAATAAGTCCACTAATCCTGAAGTAGGTTTCATACCCGTTGAGTAAGGAATTTGAACTTGAACAGTTTCAAAAGGTTTACTGTAACGAGTTTTCATAACCTTACAAGCACTTCGAATACCTAAAACATCCGAAACTTTGTTACCATTCTCATCTTCCTTTAACTTCAACTTCTTCATGGCAACCACGATAGAAGATGCATAAACGAATCCCTGTCCACCAGATATCTTATCGTCTGGATCGAACATATCTTGCGAAGCGTATGTGTGATTAGTACATACCAACCCGACATTGTAACTACCAAACATATTAACACAATTACGAACCAGCGCCGTAAGTGCTTTAGGCTTTCTACCCATATCACCTTTTAGATCTCCTGCTTCAAATTGATTAACGTCAGTTGGTGTTAACAACATACCAAGTGAGTCAATGACAAACAAGACTTTTGGACGTTCTTCTTGTGGCATACCTTTGTACTCTTTCATGAACTCATTGATTGTCTTTGCGACATCATCAATCATAGCCATGTTGAGTTTAAGTAATTTATCTTCTGAAGTAGAAACACCTAAATCATGTAACCATTGCTCATCCAGCGCATTTTCTGTATCAACTAAGATAACATAAATGCCTTGTTCTTGAGCATGACGGATAAGATTACCTGAACAGATATATGATTTACCTGCACCGGACTCTCCGGCAAACACAGTTACCTTACCAAGGGGAACTCCCTTATAAAAGTCCCCACTGATTAGATAGTTTAGTGCGTAATTGCCAGTTGAGATCCAGTCTGTAGGATCGTTAAATCCTACACCTAAACCATCAATAGATTTAGTCAAGGATTTACGAAACTTCGAAACATCGAAGGCTTTTCCCATAACTATCTCCTATTATTGTTGACGACTACGGATCATCTTTAGGATGTCCTGTGCACGACTACCTGCTTCTGACTTAGAATCTTCGGCTACTGGAGCAGGAGCGGCTTTGGCCACTGGTGCTGGAGTATCGTCCATTTCTTCGTCATCTGTTGTAGTAGATGCTACTGCTTTTGGTGCACTTGGTGCGGCATTGTTGCTATTAAAACCTGCTGGTTTGAAATACTGTCCCCAACGTTCTGCGTCATATGCTTCGCCATTTACAGAGGCTTCAAACATTTCCATCATGACCTTGAGTTCAACTTCACCTGGTTTCTTAGGCAAGAAATCTTTCAAATTAAACACACCATATTGTTTAATTGCGGCATTTTCTTCATCGCTAAGAGCACGTTCACGACGAGCCCAGTTAGAAGTAGAATAATCAGCATAACCACCTTTTGAAGTTTTAGTGATACGGAAATCTGTACCACGTAGGTAGTCTGTTGGAATTTCTTCCATGTCTGGATCCAACAATGCGGCCTTAACAATGTTAAAGATTTGACTGCCGATAATGAATCGACGGATTGGATTCTCAGGAGTTTTGCCTTCTTCTTTGAATGCGCTATCTACTACAAAACCTTGGAACAAATATGAACGTTTCTTCCAATATTTGCGACCTTGCTCTTCCAAAGATTTGTCTTTAAACCAAGGACGTACCTCAGAAAGAATTGGACATGTCTCGCCCCACATTTCCATACATGGAACTTGTACTGTGACGATTTTGGAGTTTGCTTCATTCTTAACGCCAGCAAAATCAAGTTTGATCATTGCTCGCTCGATCCAGAAGAATGTATTGTTTGGGTCAGCGTCAGGCAAGAAACGAACTGTAGTCGTTGTGCCTTCTGGCATATTCCAATGGGGGTAAATTGCGTTGTCTCCACCTGCCGAGCCACCGGTGTTTTGTTGAGATGATGCTTGAAGTTTTGCGCGGATTTCTGCTAAAGTTGCCATAATGTTTTTCCTTAATAAATGTTTTATGTGCCATTTCTTTAAAGCCAACTGACTAAAAAGAAAAAGTGCATAACGTTATGTTATACACTTTTATTTATATTGTCAAGAACAATTATGCCAATTATCTGGCGGCATTTTTCCACATTGCGGCAGCCGCAATACGCTTGCCTTTTTCACCACCGCCTGCGGCTTTGGCTACTTTGTCAAAACTTTTACCAGGCTTTCCAATGTCTTTTCCTGCTTTGGCTTTTTTGGCAATTGAAGATTTTTGGCCTTTGCTCAGTCCTGCGCTTGGCTTGCTTTCTGTAACTTTCATTCCGGCCAATTTCATAATACGACTCATTTCTTCATATGCCATTTGTTGCTGTGAGCGTTGGCTTAGATGAGCGACAAGTCGTTCTGCAAGTTGGCCACCTTGGTCGCCAAACATTTTCTTACAGTGAACAATAACTCCTGTTTCACCTTTAGGGAAACGTCCTGTTTCTTTGTCATAGAATGATTTAACTACTTCAGCAATTTCTCTCATATTGGCCTGTTGTGGTTGAGGCTCTTCGTTGTCCATAGAGTCTTCGTTTTCAGCCATAGGTGCTGGAGCAGGTGCTGGAGCCATTGCGTTTGGATCTTGAGCAGGAGGTGCTTCAGCCGGGGCTGGTTCAGGCTCAACTGGTGCTGGCTCCGGAGCAGGTTCAGCGGCTTCTGCATCACTTAGACTTTGAGCGGCTTCTGGATCATCATTTGCTACCCATGCTACAATAGTGTCTTTTGGATCAGCATCTGGATTTATTTTAGCAAGACTCTTAAGAGCGTCTGCTAAATCTTCATCGTTAATTCCGATGGCTTCTAATGCTTCAATGGCACTTGTACCATCTACTCCTAATGTTAAACCGTTGTCTAACAAATCTTTTAGACTCATGATAGCATCTGGTTCTAAATAACCTTCAACAACAGCATCAGCCCATTCGTCAAACATATCAAAACTTTCTGTAGGAGATTTTTCTGCTTGCTTCATTCCCTGTTTAGCAAGATGTTTGACAGTTGAATATCCTTGTCCGTGTTTGCCGGCTTTAGCAGGAGGATTTTTCTTTGGTGGATCTGGATCAAACGGAGGATCAGTGTCGCTTGCTTCTTCAACATGATCACATTCGCATTCCATCATTCCGCACTCGTCACATTTTTCTGTGCTCTCAATAACGTCGGCAAGATCAACTTCGCTTGTTTCTTGCATGATAGCGTGTAGTAGTGGGAATATGCTAGTCAAATTATCTTCAAATTGACGAACTGTGAATTTGTCTTTGTAATCTTCTAATGTAACTTCATCTAATTCAGCACGAGTATTAGCCGTAAAGTTGTTAGACCAGTTTTCATAATAAGTCTGTTTACTTAGGTGAGTACATTCATTTCTTAGTTGTTCTAGTTTAGCCATAGCACGTTCAACAATATCTTGTGTGCTTTCATTGACAAATCCTTCTCGAGCGGCTTGGCGTTTAAACATGTTTAATTGAATAATACTTTCGCTCATGTCAATGATTGCCGCGCCTTTTTCATCATAAGGACGACCTCCATTGGCTACATGACGTTGCATTGCTTTGGCACCTGATAAGTGATTAAAAGGATATTTAAAACGCTCACCGTCTGCATTTTCAATAAACAGCGCATTTATGTGTCTGCTTCTAGCACCAGGCTGTGTTTCGTTAACTGCCTGCGAGTGCTTAATAATTAATTTTGTGCTTTCTAAAGTTCTATAACTTGTCTTAGAACTGCCGAAATATTGTGATTCTGTCATGTTGTCTTCCTTGGGGCCATTCTTGGCTAGATATTGAAAATCGTCTTTGTTCAGGTTGCCTTTCATGATATCTCGTGTATCAAAACGCAACATTCTACGCATAGCAAACATACGCATTTCCTTTAGGAAATCGTACCATAGTCCTCTAATAATGCTATCAGTTCCTTCCGTGATACCTTGTCCGTAATATACTTTAAGTGTGCCGATGTCGTTAATACTGACACTAACTCTACCTAAATTATTACCTTCTATGACAAAATCAAAGTCGAAAAATCTTGCTTCTTTTGGGTTGTTTGTGGTGTTGCCCTCTCCGTCGCCCATTTCTAAATTGCTGAAACGGGAACGTACTTTGTCAAAGACATCTTGGGCTATAATTTCAATAATATTCATAATGTGTATTTATTGCCAACTACCGATATAAACGGGCATGGGTAAGTCGTAATCTTCAAGGGCACGATCCTCGATCATAGTTTCATATACACTTTGATCCCAATCGCCCATCATTCCTGCCATGCGTATTACCAGCAACATAGCAGAAACAAGGTCATCGTATTCGTTAGTTTTGGCTTCAAAACTAATGCCCTTGGCAATAAAAGTTTTGAGTTCTGTGATTAAACTTGAGGAATGTACCTTCAAACGTTTCTGCTCAATAAGTTGTTTTAACTTAGCACAAGCCGCAATTTTGCTTTGATTTGTAGTATTAAAACCCCTGCGGAATCTACGTACATGCCCTTTCTTAATAGGCTCGCTCATGAACATTCCTGGAATACTCTCTTCGCCCATTTCGTTAATAGCAACAAGAGCGGCTTCACCTACAGTATTATTTTCCACAGAATAGTAAATCTGCGGATTTTGTGGGTTATCACTTTGTATCTGATTGTTGATATACTTACAGATCTCCCTCATGATTCTAACCTGGCTCTGTATAGGTGTTGTATTGTGATGCCACTCTCCTACCTGTTCAAATGTCGGCAATTCTAAAATCTCAATAGCAGAGAAATTACCGCCTGTTCCAAGTGCAGGATCGAGAGCAATTAGATAAAGATTGCGAGGGTCTATCTGCTTGTACCATCGAACTTGCCCCATCTTCATGATAGGTTCGCTGGCTTCCATGCCTGCAAGAGTAATAGAATTGATAAGTGTTTCGTCAAAAATCAAGAACTCGCAACCGTGCTCACGGCGGAAACGTTCTTCACCTAACTGAGACATTTGCTCGTCAGCCCAAGTTTGATCGCGGTCGGGGTGTTCTTGCCAATAGGCTCTGAATGGAAAGAAACCATTACGTCCTACAGTTGTTTTGTTGCCGTGCTCGTCGGTCATCTTATTGGCTTCATGCCATATAAGTGAGAACTGATCCTCGTCTGAGTTAGGAGTTGATGTAATAATCGCCTTACCACCTGTAGCCAGTGTAGGCGAAATTGAAGTCCAAAACTCAACCGCAATATTAGGTTCAACGAATGCAAACTCGTCAGCGTATAGCAATGACAAAGACATACCACGACCAGTTGTTTCTGTTGTTGTCTGTGCTACAATACGTGAACCGTTATCAAATTCAATACTGTGTTTGTTATAACTTGTAACACCACAACGAATAATATCAGGGCATAGTTCATACGCATAACGTACACGACCCATAATTTCCATAGCACCTGATCCCTTGTGCGCGGCAACAAGTATAGTGCTGTCTGGTACAAACATAGCGTACCATAACAAATATCCTGCGGCTGTTGTTGTCTTACCTGTTTGTCGAGGTAGTAAATTAACATTTAATCTGTGATCGTGATAACTGTCAATCAACCTGCGCTGATAGTCATAAGGAACATATTTCAACTTGCCTTTGGTAGGGTGTTGAATGTAAAAGAAATTGTCTAAAAAATAATGAGGGCCAATTTTAGGATCCTGGCATTTCAGCAGGTGTTCGATATCCTCCTCAGAAAATTTCTGAGTTGTGTGTGCTTTCTTAATTAAATTACCGTCTAATATTTTTGCCATATTATTATTTACTGAAAAAAATAGGCTCCGAAGAGCCTATTTGGATTGGTTAAAAATTAGTCGTACTTGTTATATTTGTCTCTAACTTTGTCTAAACTTTTACCTTCTTTGCCTGCTTTTGCCAATGCTTGCATACCGTCTTTGCCATATTTCATCACGCCTTTAGCAGCCTTACTCATAGTTCTTTCTTCGGCTTCTTTAAAAGGTTTACCTGCTTTAGCCGCTGCCTTAGCACGTGAACCCCATACTTCATCTTTTGGTGTTTCTACTTTACCATCGCCGTCATAATCTTTTTTTGCTTTTTTGCCTTCGTTTACAAATTCTTGATAGTCAGCAAATAATTTATTTGTTAGTTCTGTTAAAGCATCTGTAGGTTGTTCTTCTACGCTTTCTCTCTTTAAAGGATTGTCTGCTCTTGTAGCGGCTTTTGCTTGATCAATATCTTTGATCTTGTTAAACATCTGAGCAAAATCATTTGGGTTGTAATCACGAGTTTGTTCTTTAGGACTTGTATCCCATACTCTCATGTCTTCTGCCATGTTTTCGTCTTCTAATGAACTGCCCATTGCACCGCCTGCCATAGCACCTAATGGTCCGCCTAATGCGGCACCGATGCCTGCACCAACTCCGCCACCAACTATACCTTCATCTTTTGCTCCGCCGTTGACAGGGTTAGTTGTTTTAACCTTGACCGGCATGTTAGTGCTGATCTTAACTGGCTGACCGGTTTTTAATTTGTTTACCATATCAGCAAGTTCGTCACCGCCCATTGGTCCACCACCTAATTCATCACCGCCCATATCAGGCTCTTCCATTCCCATTTCTGGTTCTGCGGCTGTATCCATTGCAACACCGTCCATGTCACCGTCATGATCCAAGTCCATAGGAGCAGGCATTTCATTGCCCATTAGTGCATCACCATGAGGCATTTCTGCACCCATACCTGACATACCAGAGTGCGAAGCACCACTAGCAATATCTGCTAGTCCGCGCATCATAGTAACAATTTCATTAGCATTGCCTGCTGTCATACTTAAACTTGCTGGAGTATGTGGCATAGGCATAGGAGCACCCATACCTGGCATACCACATTCTTGGATGCTTTCTTTAAGCATACCTGATAATTTTCTTAAATCGCCAATACCTGGTTCAGGCATGCTGATGTCTAATTGTTTGATACCATCACCTAGTACAGGAGTTTCAGTGATTCTAGGTCTTTCAACTCTAGGATTTTGTCCGTCTAGTTCTGCTAGACGTTGTAATACGTTGATCATTTGCATAATTATTTCCTTCTAGGATCTGGGGCTTGCATTAAGTTAGCCTTTGTGTTGTACGATGTATTATCGTTTGAAGTTACTCCAGGATTTTTATAAACTTCATCTGACACAGCGTTGGGGATTTGTTCTCCAAGGTCTGCTCTACGTTTTTTAGAATCAGCACTTAAAGATTTAATAAGATTTTCGTTGTATTTGATACCCCAACTATCATCCCAATTAGCATTAGGAGATTCTTTGTAGTCAGGATCGTTAAGTAGAGCAGTATCTCTAAACTCTCCGATAGGCTGTTGATATTCTTCTGTTGGTTCATAAGGAGAACGAACTACTAGTTCTTCGTTTGTTCTTCCTAAATTTGAACTTAGGTATTCTGTCAATTCGTTGGCTGTTGTTGGATAGTCTAATGTGACTTCCCAAACATTAACGTTGCGATTTCTGATTTTAGGAAAGTCTAGAGGAAATGATTGTACTGGAGTTTGACCTGTTTTTTTGAAGTCGGCTA